CCGCGAACGCTCGTCGTTGTAACGCTTGATGACGTTGCGCGCCGATTCGTTGTTGATGCGCACGATGCGACGGATACCTTCAGCCGTCGTAACCGGATTACCACCCGCGATGCTCTTGGCGAACTCTCGGTCAGCATCCGACAAACCGGTGCCAGCACCGAACGCCGTGATGCGCTCGGCGACCTGTTGACCGATGCCTGCGAAATACGCTTCGGTAGATGCCACGTCGATGTTCGCGGCGCGAGCCAACGCCAAGCGTGCGTCTGCAAACGTGCCAGAGATAAACTTCGGATCGTCCAACAACGGCTGCAACTGCTGCGATGTTTGCAGCGTCTGCACCGCCGATTCAGCCTTGTCGCGGAACGCATCCAAACGTTTACCGGCCGTTTCGCCCAGCGTCTCACTGAACTTCTTGCCGGCAGGCGGCAAGTTAACCGTAGTGCGAGCAGCGCCAGCACCAGCGATGCGGGCTTTTTGTGCTTCAACTTCAGGCGACAAAGGAATAAACAGTTTAGCGCGCTCGGCCGGTGGAATCTGCGTCAAAAATTGCCCGCGCAATTTGGTTTGCAATTCGTTAGGGTCGTCCGGCAACTGTTCCGCAAACTGACGAAACTCAGGGCGAATGATCCCCGCTGCCACCATCTGATCAACCGAATCCAAAACGTCCATTTTAGTCGCTGGACGGTCACCGTACGCAAAGTCACCAATCGCTTTTTGAAACCGACCGTAGTTATCGTCAGCCAACTTCATTTGCGCGGCTTGCGTTTCTACGCGGGTCTTGCCCAAACTAGCCATTGAAGTAGCCAACTCTGCGCCAGGTTTGCCGAATTGCAGAAGTTGATTCTGCGCTTCGGGTGTCGTCAGATCGGGCGTGTTAGCTAAGAAATTGCGCATCTCGGTTTCCCGAGCCGCCGCCGCAAGTTCTTGCGCTTCTTTAGTGCGGGCTAGTTTGTTGGCGCGAGCGGCTTCCAAACCCTGCACGTACGCGCCCAAAATGTTGGGCGTTTCAAGTTGAGTAGCTCCGACAACGGCCATGATTACGGCCCTCCTACGCGGTCAAAGTAACCGCCTTGAGCCAGACCATAGCCCATCGCACCTTGACCAAGCGCCTGACTAAGCGCGTTAGCCTGACCGAGATAGCCGGATGCGCGAGCTTGGCCGCTTTGCATCAGCAAATTGCCGACGTTGCTGCCGTATTGACCGGCTGCACCGATGACCTGTTGCGTGCCTGTTTGACCAGCGCCGTAGAGACTGCCAAGAGCGCCAAGGCGATTGCCGAGCAGCGCCTGAGCGCGGTTGAACGCGTTCTGGTATTCCTGTGAGGCCATCTCTTGCCCGTAGCGTTGGCCGGCTTTGATAGCCGAACCGCTTAACAAGCCACCGCGAGCAGCTTGCATACGCTCCAGCGCCTTCTCGCCTTCTGCGAGACGGAATCCGTAGCCCGGATCCATCTGGAGTTGCTCCATCGTGTAAGGGCGCCCCAACTCGCCGTAGCCCGGTGTGCCAGGCTCGCCACCAAGCCCTAACATCCGCAGCAGTTCGTTCTGCGAGGTAATACCTGCTTGGCGAAACGGCTCGGCCAGTTCTGCCTGCCGTTCAAATATCTCGCGCTGGACTTGCGAGGCTTGTTCAGCGGCTTGTTGCTGCGCTGACGCGGCTTTGCTCGCGCCTCGGGATGCGACTGCACCTCCGATAACGGCACTGCCTAAGATTGCTGCTGCGGTTCCAATGGCCATTACGCCACCTCTCTCATAAACGTGCGTTCCATAGGACGAAACCCTTTACGCGCATACAGACTCGCCATCTTGCCTGCGCGGTCATCTTCAAGGGCAATCATAAAAAGAGCTGTTGCATTTTTTGCGATTGCCCACGATTCAATCATGTCGTACATGGCTTGACCTGCCCCTTTGCCCCGCGCTTCCGGGGTCAGCCACCACCACAACTCCTGCACTACCATACTGGAGGGGCTGAAGTACATAGGGTAAAACAATGCGCCGGCAATGCCAACGATTTCGCCGTTATCTTCGGCTAACCACACGCCCATATTGGGGTTGTGTACGGCCTGTAAGAAAAAGTCGGCATACCCTTCATTGTCAAAAGGGATGACGCCATGCACGGGGGACGCCGCGTGAAACGCCTGCGCCAGCGGCAGGTATCGCGGAAAGTCCTCGGCAATGGCGTTGCGTACGATCACGACACTTCCCGACCGCTGGATCGGATGTTGATCGCCGATGCCGTGCCTGCAATAGTTGAGATGTACCCGCCCGGCGCCAGCACTTGGCCGACGATCTCAGGAAAGGTGTACGTTTCCGACGGCAGCAACGTTTTGGCTTTAATGATCAAGTTCTGGTTGCCGGCGTTGTCAAAGCCCGTCACCAAATTGATCGACAGCGTAGCGGCCGAACTGCTGTAGTTGGTGGCCGTGAACTTGTCGATGATGGCCGACACGTTGGTCGCCACGTACTGCGTCGTCTGACTGTTTTCGGCAATCTTGGCCGGAATCAGGACTTTGATGTTAACTGCCATGCGTCACCTTAGAATGTAAAGACCATGCGCACGCGACCAGCTTGGCCCGCATCGCCGTCGAAGAAGATCCCGCCGTCACCGCCAGCACCCGCCGTCAGCAAGCTATCGCCCGGCACGCCAGCCGCGCCTGACGGATTGTACGCCTCTCCACCGTTGCCGGTCGTGTTGGTCGTGTTGCCGCCGGTTGCCGTGCCGCCCGGCCCTTGGACGGGGTAGGAGCCATACGTACCGCCGCCGCCAGGATTGGCGGTCATTGTCGTGATCGTGTACGTACCGCTGAAGACGTTAGAGAACGTACCGTAGCTGCCATCCAGCGTGGAGCTTGTTGCGCCAGCGCCACCGGAACCGACCGTATAGTTAATCGTCTTATTGGCATCGCCACCAGACAATACGAGTACCGTCTTGCTGTAGCCGCCACCGCCACCACCGCCACCGGCAAAGACTTCAGGCTCGCCCGGCGCGATGAAGCCAACGTAACCGTAGCCACCGCCACCACCTGCACCCCAAACCTCAATCGTCACGCCCGTAGCACCTGACGGGATCGTTACGAAACCCGTACCTGGCGTCGAGTAGTCGTACACACCCGCACCAGCACCGCCGGTCGTGCCGTTGATGAAAGCTGCTAGGGTTGCGCCGCCCATTAGGACAAGCCCGCTCCGCTGATGAACCAAGAGGTCGCACCGACCTTGATTAACGTCGCCACGCCGTTCTGGGCAAGCGTCCGCGTGCCGGTCGTCGTGCTGTTGACGAGCGTCATCGTGTCGGAGGTGATCGCAATCGACAGCGCCGACGCGTTGAGGTTGATCACAATAATGACCGTACCGACAGCGTACGCCACGTCAGCGTTAGCCGGCACGGTCAGCGTCACGCTGGAGCCGTTCATGACAACGGACTTGCCCGCATCCGAAGCGATCAGCGTGTAGTTGGTCGTCTTGCTGTTCTGCGGCGCGTCACGATAGCCAACCGGATAGTTGGTGCTAGACGGCGCGTTGTCAGGGATTAGCGCCGTGCCGGTGAAGGTCGGGCTCGCAATCGGCGCGTACTTGGCGTCCGATGCGGTCTTGGTGTAGGCGTCCGTGATGCCGTAGCCCGAGAGCGTTGTCGGGGTGCCGGTCACGTCCGTCCACGCGATACCTTCAATGCTGAAGTCGTTGACGCCCGACACGTCGTCGTACGTGCCGATCACGACGTTGGTTGAGGTCATCAGAACAAACTTGTACGAGACGCCTTCAGTCAGCCAAATCGCCTGTGCTGTCCGCCCTGCGGCGTTGAGCACAATCGGGTTGGTGTTTGGCGTGCCGCCGGACGAGTCCGTGTAGGTCGCCTGCGGCGTGGTCGTGCCCGCCGTGTACGTCCAGAGCTTACCGTTCGAGAGAATGTTGCCGTTGTTGTCGAAGAACTGCGCTCCGACACCGGCAAAAGGAGAGAGAAACACGCTCATATATACACCTGCATAACGGTCAATATGATGGACGGAATAGCCGGCACAGGAGCCGAGGCGGCAAAATACTGTAGCTGCACGTCAATACTGTCCACCGAGAAATATAACTGAAAGTAATCGCCGTTGGACAGCGGCAAGAAAAAGTTGGCAGTCGCCAACACTTCCGCATCGTTGCCTTGAATCTGTATCAAAGACGCCGAATCAGCGACCGCCGTTCCGTTGATCGCCGGCCAAATGTAGAACCGGCCGGTACCGCCCGAGGTCTTGTCGATCTGGGCGGAAAACTGGACGTTGTAGATGGCAGGGCGAGAAACCTTAATTTTGGATGTATCGCCCGGATCGCGGTAGATGCCATACGCGGCGCTGGCGTTATTGTACGTAATGGCTTTTGCGGTGTTGATGGTTGTCGCGGCTTGCGTTTGAGTCGAGTAGAACGACCCGTAGTTGACAGGCGTCGGTTCAGGCGCTCGGGGCGCCAGTTGTAGGCTTTTGATCTCGGCTTCAAATCGAGCGAGCTCGGCGTCAACTACGCCATCCGTCGTTGTCAACTCTAAGTCAGCCAGCGATACGGCAGTCGTGCCTGAGCCTGTCAGCGTGAACTGGTTGTTAAGAAAGCGGAACCACTCACGCGAGATGAGGCCCGTCCGCTCGTCAATAAACGGAACGCGAGGCGCTGGGATGTTAGTAATGTTAGGCACTGGTGCCAGAGATCCTTAACTCTGCGCCCATAATCGCCGTCACCATAGGATCGGCGGCTGTCAGTTCGTACACGCGGTCACGCGACTTAAGCGTAGCGCCGAGCCGGCGCCAGATGACGCGAGTCTGCGTCGCGCCGATGGGGCCGAGCGTCTCCCACCGCTCGTGGCTCCAAGTGTGACCGCCGTCGTCCGACCAGCGCAGCATGACCTGCGGGAGCGGCACGCTGTTAGCCGGCAGTCCTTCAATCTCAATACGACCCATGTCCTGCTGGAGCACAAGACCAGGCTCTTGTTGAGCCATGTAAGCCGGATCGTCGTACAGCCCGCCCACACCTGTTTGGCAGTCCAACTGCAACTGGTGGTGGATGGTACGCGTCAAGTTATTGGCACCTGTCGGCAGCGCGCGCCAGCGGCGCATCCAACGCTGCTCGCGCTCGTCGTCGCGGAAGTAGCGCAGGTCGAACTGGTAGAGCTTACCGTTTTGGAAGTCTCCAACCACCGGCTGACCTTTGAAGCGTGCGTGACAGTTGGAGCGATGGCGCTTGAACTTGCCTTTGTCAAAGCCCGCACGCTCATGCCATGCGCCTGTCGCAGCGTCGTACACCCACGTCGTTTCAGCGCTTGGGAAGATCAACACGTAGAACGCGTGGCCGTCCTGCTGGTACGTGTAGGCGAGCGCGTCGGACATATTCGCGTAGCCTTGGATGGCAAACTCCACCGCGTGCGTTGAGACGCGCACGCCTTGGTAGCCTTGAGCGCGGTAGACGACGCCTTGACCGCGAGCGTCTGCGCCGAGCCAGAACACGCTGTTGTCGAGCTTGGCAACCGAGTACGGTGCGATGCAGCCGATCTCGTTGTAGGCGCCTTGGATGCGCTCTAGCGGAAAGTCCGGGTTGCCGGAGTTGTACCAAACCTCAACCGAGTTGGTGCCAAAGAGCCACGCTTCACGGTGATCCACGATCAACGACACCAAGCCATCGGGCGAGCCTTCGGCGCTGGCAAAGTCAAGCGGATCAACCGATAAACCGTTCAGCAGCGCCGTCACCCACACACGTTGGCTGTTTGGCTCGTTGAAGACAAAGTAACCATCCAGATAGCCAACCGTCACAGCACCCGGAAAGTCCGGGTCAGTGATCTGCGCGAACACGTCGGTGCTGGCGTTGTAGATGTAGCTTGTGGGGTTACACGCCACAAAGATTTGGATGCCGTTGTCGGCCATTGACACAGGGCCAGAGCCGTCGATGTCGCCGAGCTTGGTAACGTTTAAGTTACGGTCTACTTGGGAGAACTCGCTGCCCGAGGCGACGTACA